TGCTCTCCTCCCCATACCGCTCACGCATCTCGTCAACGAACTCATCCGACACCAACGGACTGTCAACGCAGCTCCACCGCTGCGTCCACCAACTGTTCGCCATCCGCGTCTGGCTCTCATAAAACGTACCAGTTGACCGCGTTGGGTTGCTGAGAAGGATTGTCGTGGCATTATGACCCGACATACTGCCAGCAGCCGCCTCAAATACCTTCTCAGGCACACCAGACGCTTCGTCAACGACAAGCAAAACATTGTCACTGTGAACACCCGCCAAAGCCTCTGGCGTTTCTGCACGCGACGTCCGAGCCGAAATAAACATCTCAGACGGCGCAGCCGAAAGCTCAACTCGATCGCTCTTAACAGTCAAGAGGTCTTGCACAGGCTTCGGCAGCTCACCGATCCATCTTTTTAGCTCCGCAAACAGTGCGTCAAACAACTGACCGCTTGTGGGGGCTGTAACGACAACCTTATTGGGAAACCGCATCAGCAGATACCACAGCATCGCCCAACTGGCAGACGTTGACTTTCCAGTGCCGTGACCGCTTCGTATGCTAATCCGACGCTCTCCTGTCGCAATAGCCTCCAAAAACTCAGCCTGATACGGCAAAGGCTCAGCTCCCAAAACCTCCTTAACGAACAGAACAGGGTCATCCATATACTGTAACGTAAACTCCTCAAAAGGATTGGCGTCAGTCGTCATGCTCAATCACCTTCATCTCACGCTCACGATCCTCTGCCATCAATGTCTGGCGATCCGCGCTGATCTTCCTAAGAGCATCTAAGTGCAAATCGCCAAGGTTCAACGTAATCTCAGCACGAGGGCCAGAGCCGTACCGATCCCTGTTCAGCCCAGCAGCCAACATCTTTCGAGCCTGCATCTGCTCACGAACCTTCGCAATCTGCGTATTCGATGCAGTCTCTGGAATGCTGTCGGCAATCTCAACATTCTCCTCCATCATAGCATCCGCTAAAACCGACTGCGCACCCTCCAATGCACGAGCATACTCAGGAACGCTGCGGATCGTTTCGCTCAGGTAGTTGCGGCTGCAATTCCATTCCTGAGCAGCCCAGGCCTTCAACGTCATGCTAGACGCCATCTCACGAACATACTCCGCACCGCCCTTTTTAGCCACATCAGCAAGTATTGTCTTTTTTAACTGCTTTCCCGCCATATCGCCTCGCTTTCACAATTTTTAAAATTTTAGACGATGCTAGCAGTTCTGGCAATAGGGGTATGGGGGGGGTGACTGCCACGGCGCCGACATAGCGTAGGGAGAGACGAGTTGTCGCGCAGTTGAGGTTGCGTGGCAGTCTGGATCAATTGTAGCATAATCCGCTAAATGTAGCCATACCCTTGAACACCGTCGCTACATTTGCGCTGAATTGTACGCGCAGAAATGCCATGGACTTCGGATGCTAAGGCAGCCGAGGCAAACTCACCCAAAGGCGTAAAAACAGCGCGTGCGCGTGGGTGGTTTTTGCGGTCACGCAAATGATCCGCGCGAGACGGTCTGCGACGACCTTTCATATCCATGTCACGCATATTGTCTCTGTACGTCCCGCCGCGCAAATGCTCAATGTTGCAGCAGCTCGGGTTGTCGCACATGTGCATAATAACATCATGGTAATCATTCCCCGCCAATCTATACACAAGACGATGCGCCAATATCGAGCGATCCGCCACGTTAAACATACCATAGCCGCCCTTCGTCTTGCCTGCCGTCCACTCGTGGCACCCATCTGATGAGGTGTCGATCTTGCTGAGAAACCGAGACTGCCATTCTGCTCTTGTCTGTAAGGCAAGCTCCTCGTTCTCACCTTTTGGGCGACGAGCCTCCAAATACCCCTTTTGGGCAAATCTGCGAAGACGCATATAACAGGCCGAACAAAGCCCTCTTGCCATCACATCATTCCGATCACAATTTCTGCACATTTTATTTTTCTCCTATGCTGTCGCTTAATAGTTAATGTGTAGTGGGGGTGGGGTCAAGGTTGTTTTGGCAGCCGTATGTGCGTTTTTCTACACACACATGCCCCCCTCTTCTGTCGCGTTGGGGGGGGGCTGCGCGGTGTCGTTTAACAGAAAAGTCGCATAATACCACATATGTGAAATGCAATAGTCAATGATTTCAATGCTTTAGGTAATTATTGGTGTAAAAGCAGCCGCATCAGCCAAGGCAAACACAACATATAGTATGCCCAATCTTGTAATTGAACGAGCGTTCAGTTATCCGCGCGTGCGTCCGCGCCTTGCCGTCGCTGTGTGTTCTGACGCGCTAATGATGTATGCCGAATGCTTCGCTGTTCTCTAAGTATTCTTTCATAGCAAGGCTGAGAGCCACTGCCATAACCTTCTTGCAGCTACCGCCTAGGATGCGCTCATTGATTAGCCACAGCATCTCTGCGACCTCTGCATCGATCTCATCCTCGTCCATGTCTGGATCGTATTCTACGACAAAAGTATTCATGCTGATAGGTTACAAACAAAAAAGGCTCGGCGCAATGCCGAGCCAGTTCAGTGAGGCAGAAAGTGCAGAAGGAAATGGGTAAAGCTCTGCACTATCAAGTACCGTCACTATCTCAGAAGGGAATAGGATCGTCAAACAGTTTCCCTTTGATGTCGATTAGCTCTGCGCCTGGGAATGATTGCTTCGCTGCCTTTTCTAATTCACCTGCCCAGTTGTCACGGAACCAAGAGTAAGCAAGCCCGACCTCACGCAGCGTCAGCAGCTCTAACTCAGGCCGCTGCTTCTTTATCGTGCGCCACGATCTACCGTCCTTCATAACGCCGAACAGCTTGCCGTCTATCTCAACTTCCCAAACATCCGTAGACGCTCTCTGCGCCCCCAAACGTTCAGCCTCAGCATCCATCGCCTGCAAGCCTCTTATCACAACCTCACATCTCTTCTTACATTCTTCTACGTCGCCTGCCTCGACTGCCGCATTCATCTTAGCCACCGCACTGCCATACTTTTGCGACATCGAGACACTGACCAACTCTGGCAGCACATCAATCCCCCACTTCTCGTCCATCTGGATTGCCAGCCTGTCAACTGGAGCCAATGCATAGTCACACATGATTGCATCTCTTTGTTGACTGCCATGCAATATGCGATCCGACTTCTTTTGTCTTTTGGTCTGCTTCATCTGTTTACCCTCCGATTTACCACACCTTGTTCCACACCCCACTTCAACCTAAACCACCACCCCACCACACCTTGCATATATATATGCAGGTGGTGTGGAAGGGTATTTTGTGGCTTTTCTTCCACACTTCCACACCTTACCCACACTTCGTAAAAACAAGGTGTGGAAGTGTGGCTAGCAACTTTATACCTCGTCATGGTTCACCCATTCACCGACAATCACACACGGTGCTTCGCCGCCTTTTCGTTTGTTTGGCAGCTTGACAACTTGCAGGCTGCCAGAGCTGATCCACTGCTTGATGATTGCTTTCGTCTTCGCCACATGATTTGGCTTGCCGAGGTCAAGTTTCAGCTCTTCTGCGACTGCCTTGCCGACCCAGTTGTCAGCCTGCGCGTTTGCTCGGTATGCGTGGTCTGCTTCCTCTGCCTTGCCGATTGTGCGCTGCACATTGTAGAGGTTCTTGGTTGTCACGCCGTCAAAGAGATCGGGCAGCTTAAACTCCGTGGCAACCCCGATGTGTTCACCGTTTGCGATCTCTACTGATTGCATGCGTCTGTAAACTGCTTTGTCTGATGGCGGTGCGAGGTTTGCTTTGCCATCGTCTACTCTGAAGATGCCGAGCGCTTCGTGTTCGTCTACGCCTAGCGCGATTGCGTCGTCTGGTGTTATTCGGTTTATTACTCTGGCTGCGCGTGCTGCCCCAATGAGTGATCCTGCGCCTCTGACACTGTCAATCGTTGCGTCGTCACCGTTTGTCTTTCTGATGTGATGCACGAGCTGAACTGAGCTGTTTGTGTCTCTGGCGAGCTTTCTGAGCATTGCCACGACTGCCTGGACTGATCCGTTGTTGTTTTCGTTGACCAGATGGGTTGACACGAATGGATCGAGGATGACTGCGCCGATTTTGTTTTGTTTGATGACGCGGATCATGGCTGCCAGCATGTCGTCGTTTGTGATTAGGCCGTCTCTGTTTTCTGCCGCGAGCGTGATCTGCATGGTGTCCTCGCCGTCCATGAACAGTCGGCCTTTGATGTCGTCTGGTGTAAGACCATAATGCTGCATGGCAGCGATTGTGCGCATTTGCATCTCGGACATTGGGTCTTCTAGGTTGATGACCCAAACATTTGTCTGCTGCTTGACTGCCGTGCCGAGGAGCGGCTTGCCAGTTGCGATTGCTAAGGCTTCCACAATGATTGCGCTTGTTTTACCGATCCCGCCTGCCGAGGCTGTGACGCTGATGTACTTCTTGATGTAGTCGTATCCATACACCCACTCCCTACGCGGCAGCGTGAGCGCATCAAACATTTCATAGGGCGTAGGCCAGTTTTGCTCTGTTGCGTCCTCTGTGGGGCTTTCTGACGGCTCTGTGGCTATGTTTAGAGCTTGGTTTTGCTTTTGCATGCGTTCTTTGACTGGATCGGGCGGTGGCGTCCATCCTTTGTCTCTTGCACCGTTGATTGCCTGCTGCACTTCTTGTCTTGTGTCGTCTACTGAATAGCCTGACATTGTGAAGCTGTCTGTGATGGCGTGGATTTCCTCGTCTGACAGCCCTTTTGACACATATGAGGCGACAAGTCTGATGATGTTGTTGTGCCAGTCGTCGCCTGCCATGATGCTTTGAGCTGCGAGTTGGCGATCCATTGCTTGCTGCCCGAGGTCTATTTCTATGCCGCCAACTTGATTGTTAGGCAGTTCTTTTTTCGGGAAAGCACGCATCAGGCGTTCAAACGGCTGAACGTCTCTGTCTGTGCTAAATTCTGTGCGCATTGTGACGAGTTCAGGGACGTAGCCTTTGTCTTGCTTCTTTTTGTTGGGCCATGAGACTGTGCCTGCCACGCGCATAATTCTGCTTGGGTTTATAACTGCCGCGTCTGTCTGGAGGCTGGCTGCTATAGATTTCTGGACTTCTTTCCATGCGTCCATGTTTTGGCATGGTTCTTCCAGTTCCCAATATGCGTGGCCCCTTGAGAATGGCGTTGTGCCTGTCTTGACAGACATTGTGAATTTCGGCCCTGCAAATGACATAATGTTTTCCATTGCGCCTTTTGTGTCTGCGTCTGCGAAGCAGTAAAAGGCTGCCATGATGTCTGTGTCTTTGGCGGCTTTGCCTGCTGGTATGTCTTCGGCTTTGATTGGATCAATGGCATTGATGCACATGTAGATGTTTGCCTTGGCTGCGTTCATTGCCTCGGCGTGCTGCACTGCGTCGTCTATTTGATCGAGCCTAAAACGTGCTGCGTTAGTTGATCCAGATGTTGAGATTGCTCGTATCTCTAATAACGGCTGACCAACGTCATTCCAATTCTTTGTAATTTGTGATATGAATTGCTTAATGATGTCGGACTTGGGAGCAATTTGCATTTTGTTTTCCATTTCCATTTTTCATTACCCTCCCTGTGAGTGCCGTGGCGATCCATACCGCCACGGCACTTTTTCTTAAAATTCCATGTCATCCGCTGCGGCTGCTGGCGCAGGTTCAGGCTGTGGAGCAGGTGTAGGGTCTGTTGCAATGCCTGCCGCAGCACCTTCTTTGAGGCAGTCGGGCTTGTCCACCCATTTGACGACTTCAAAGACAGGGTAGCATGTTGAGCCTTTCGTGAACTTGAGCTCTTTGGCTTCTGTCATTTTGATGAGCGGCATTTGGCCTTTGCTTGGCTGATCCTTTAGCTTCGGCGCGAGGTCAGTGAGGGCAGACCAGATAGCTGCACCTGCTTGTTCCCACATTGCCACTTTGCCGCCGCCGATGGCGCATTTGACGCTGATGCCTTTTTTGTAGTCATCACCTGGCTTTGCCATCATTTGGTTGACTGAAGGGTTCCACTTCCATTCGGGTGCAACGCCTGCAATGCCTTCTGACTTTTGCCACCCTGTCTTAAGGGTGTCTAAGTCAATGACAAAGCCAGTTGTTTGAGCTGCTTCGTATTCGTCCTTTGCCGCGCCGTCGCGGAGATAGAACTGCCTTGCTCTGATTGTACCGTCCTGAGTGCCTCGTGCTGACCAGCCGAGGAACGTATTAATGTCGGAACCTGTGTTTCCTAAGTCTATTTCAAACATTGTTTTCTCCTGTGTTTGAGTTGTTGACGTTGTTGTGCTGCTTTGACCCAAGCTGCTAGGGATTACTCAAACAGATCAAACTCATCGTCGCTCCAGTAGTCTGGATTGGACGCGCCGTCTGCGTCCTTCGCGATCTGTTCGTTGATGAGGTCAATGATTGCGTAGCGGCCTTCAACTGCCCCGCCTTGTCGGTACTCCACATGCGCTTTCATCTTGTGAGGCCAGAAGTTGATCTTTTCGCCACCGATCTCTGCCTGTACCTGCCACGGTGCATCGCGGTAGTTGGGGAAGTAAAACTCTGTGCCGTAATCGTAGAGCTGCACGATCTTGCGAAATGCCGTGACGTTTTCCATAAATAAATCGTCAGGGTCTGACTTCCATGCGTGTGATTTGTGAAAATTATATTCCATAGAGTTCTTCCCTGATAGCTTCAGCGCCGTTCCAGTAAAACGTGTTTGGATTGACTGGAATGACCTCTGCAATGTCTTCTTTGCTGCCAGCGCGTAGGAACTTTTCCAATCTGCTGATCTGCTTTTTTGCTCGTGCCAATAATTCATTTGGATCACCGTCCTCTAATAATGCTGTTTTCTTCGGCGTGACGTATAGGAACTTGACTGCCTGGTTGCCTTTTGCCTTTTGGTAGATTGCGCGTTGGAGCTGATGTTCTGCCGACATTGTAGAAGGACATCTGCCAGTCGTTTTGAGGTCTATGACAAGCCCAGCATCTGGAAATACGAGGTCAAGAAAGCCGATCACAGGTATTTCATAATCGTCAGTCTTGGCTGTTATGCTGATCTTTTCCTGACCTTCTTCTGGAAACTCTGGCTTGCCATACTCTGCCAGTGCTTCTAGCGCGAGTGTCATGCAAGGCTCGATCATGTCGCGTTCTTTTGTGGTCTTCTCGTCACCGATTAGGAAAGTCTTGTCAAACTTCTCCAGAGCGGCGCTGAGAGCTGCCTCACGGTCACTTTGGCCTGTCAGATAGGCAACCACAGCATCCTCGGTGCAAATGCCTCTCATAGCGGCTGCGCCCATTGGAGTGCGTCTGCCGAACAAGTAGCTTGCAACCCAAACGTCTGGCGCGTTTGTCCAGAGGTTTATTGACGAGGCTGACAGGTGCTT